GACCTGCTGAAAAAATGGATCCTGCAGCTTGTTGTTCTCCATGTAGCAATACACGGAGGTCTTACCTTGTATGCTATCAAGGAGTTGCACATACCAGTCGATAAACTCCGCGTTGAGCGCCTTGTCGAGGCGTGTGCGGATGACGTATAGCTTACCATCGAGCTTGCCGAGGAGACTCACAGCCTTAAACGACTTGCCTTTTTTTGCCCGGCTCTCGCCCGGCGAAGGGTCGCCATAGATGACTACAAACTTAAATTTGGAGAGTGGAGGCACCTTGCCATACACAAGATCCTTAAATACCTCGCCCTCGGCAATGGGATTGTTAAAATACTCGCCCTGCGCCGCCTTGGTGGAGATCTTGGACAGCACCCTGTCGATATGCTCCTCACTGTTTTTCTCCGGCCATGTCGATCGGCCGGACTTGTCGCGGATATTGACAATATCCCAATGGTCAGCGGACTCCCCGGCTCGCACCACACAACAGTCGCGGGCGATGATGTTGCCGCAAAACACCACCAACGTAGGCTCGGAGATCGACCGCGCCGGATACAGGGCGCGCTCCCACCAGTCCCACCGCTTGGCGATAATGTCGGGGTTGCGGCAATCCTCATCAGTGTCAAAATCATCAACCAAAAACACGTCGGGACGGATCGCCTCATTGCGCGATCCTCGCGGTGACTGGCCTGCGCCGAGCGCACGAAACGACGCCCCGCCACGGGTCACAAACTCATCCTCGGTCCAGTTGCCCGGTGTCATCTGCTGGCCATAATAGGCGATGATGCGGCCGTTGGACTCAAGCATGGCGCGATATGGCGCGAGGAGCCTGACGGCGTTGTCCTTGGAGTTGGAGGTCAGGATTATATTATGTTTGCGTCCGGTCATCACCAGGTGCAATACAACACACATTGTAATGGTGGATTTTGCGAGCTCGCGCGACCACGACAGCACCTCAAACCACTCGTCATGCGCGACGATCCGCCGGATCGCACGCCGCTGAAAATCGGCAAACTCGCTCTTGACGTATGGCGCGCAAAAAAACTTGATCCACTCGATGGGGTTGGCCTCGAGCTGTATGCGGTGTCTGTCGCGCTCCGCATGGGTCATCTTACGGTCGACGGGGGTCGCGCGCACAATGTCGGCCTTAAGCCGCTCCCACTCCTGCAGCGCTATCTTATCGGCTTGTTTCATAGCGTCAGAGGCTGTCCTTGATGTATGCGTCGGCGAGTGATACTATCTCCTTGGCCTTATTGACATCGAGGGCGCGCAGCCACTCGACAAAATCAGTCAGTACGGAGATCTTGTCGGCAATGCCCATCTCCTGCTCCATGCGGGCGATCGATGACGAGAGTTTGCCGAGTATGTCGGCCTCCTTGGAGTTTGCAAAGCGCTCCCCCTCCGGACGCTCCGCTATCTGCCGGTTGATCTCGGCCACCTGTCTGTAGAGGTTGTTGACCTGCTCTTTGCGGGTCAGGGTCAGTCCGGCCTTATACTCCTCCCATTTGCCGTCACGGATCCAGTTGGAGATGGTCACACGCGACACCCCGACCCGGTTGGCCAGCTCCTGCTGTGTCATGCTCTCCCGGAGGTATAGGCTCTTGGCCCACTCCTTTTTCTGTGTATTTGTCAACTCTGCCATATGTACGTAATTAGGTGCTGCAAAAATACACCTAAATGACGGCGCGTTAAATTCTGATGTTTGTCGTAACTGATTATGTGGTAATGATGTGCGTATAAAGTTTTATGATAAAACCTCGATTTTAATAAGCCCGAAAACCTCCCCATATTTGCACTGCAAAACCGAAAAAGCAGAATGAAAACTCAGTTTTTTAATATAGAACGCGCCGACACCGGCACAGTTACAATCTACCTCTATGGAGAGATCGGGGATTACGCCGATGTGCGGTGTGCGCATGTGGCCGCAGAGCTTATGGCCGCCGCACCGGGCGCCCGCATCGACCTCCGCATCAACTCCATCGGCGGCGAGGTCTACAGCGGCATTGCGATCTACAACGCCATCCGCAACAGCCGCGGCGATATACATATCTATGTCGACGGTGTAGCGGCCTCCATGGCCGGCGTAATCGCCCTTTGCGGGCGCCCGGTATCGATGAGCAAGTACGCGCGGCTGATGCTGCACAGCGTCAGCGGCGGCTGCTACGGCGACCGCAAGGAGCTGGAGCGCTGCCTGCAGGAGATCGCCGCGCTCGAGGACAGCCTGGCCGATATTATAGCCAAGCGCATCAATATCGAGCCGGAGGCGGTCAAGGCCAAATATTTTGACGGCGCCGACCACTGGATGACAGCCGAAGAGGCTCTTGCCGGACACTTTGTCGACTCGATATATGACGCCGATCCGATCGATGGCGACACGCCAGAGGATATATACACGATATTCAATAACCGCCTCCGCAAGCCGGAGGCTAAATCAAATGATATAATGGACCTTAAAGAGTTAAAAAAGCGTGCCCGTTTTGCCGCCTGTGCGGATGATAACGCGGCTCTCGTTGAGATCGACAAACTGGAGGCGGAGGCCGCGGAGTCAGCCTCTCTCAAAACCAAGGTAACCAACCTTGAGACAAAGCTGCAGGAGCAGGAGGCTGCCATCGAGGCCGCCAAAGCTGCGGAGCGCAAGGCGCTGCTCGACGCTGCACAGCGCGACGGCCGCATCAATGCCACAAACCGCCAGACATTTGAAAACATCCTCAAAACCAGTTTTGAGGACGGCAAGGCGGCGCTCGCATCGCTCAAGCCCCGCCGCAGCGTCATGCAGGATATTGTACTGAGCGGATCGTCGGCGGAGTCGACCGAGTGGCACAACAAGAGCTGGGACGAGCTCGACCGCGCCGGCCGCCTCATAGAGCTGCGCGACAGCGCGCCGGAGGTGTTTAAGGCCAAATTTCGCGAAAAATTTGGCCGTGAGCCGAACCTCTGATCAATCAAGTATATAACCATAAATCAACCAAAAAAAATGGCAGTACAGAAAGAAATCTGGCTCTCGTCGATCGTGGGGCTGCTCTTTGCACAGAACAGCTTTATGGCCAAGGCCTTTAATGCCGACGAGTACGTAAATCAGGGCAAAACCGTGCACATACCGCAGGCGGGTGCGCCCTCCGGCGTCAAGAAAAACCGCGCCGAATTGCCCGCAACCGTCAAACAGCGCAAAGACTCCGATCTGACATTTGTGCTCGACGAGTACACCACCGATCCCGTGCATATCCCGCACGCCGACACTGTCGAGCTGTCGTATGACAAGCGCGAGAGCATCCTGCGCCAGGATAAGCTCAAGCTGCTCGACGAGGTGGCCAAGTCGTTTATCGCGGCATGGCTCCCGACTGACGCAGAGTGCACACTCAAGACCACCGGCAAGGCGGTCAACGCCCATACACCCTCCGCGGCCGGCAAGCGCAAGGCGTTTACGGCTGACGACGTACTGGCTGCGATGACGGCGTTTAACGCCGCAGACATCCCGCAAGAGGGACGTTACCTGCTGCTCGATGCGCAGATGTACTCGCAGTTGCTCGCGAGCCTCACCAAGACGGAGGGCATGGCCTTTTTGGCGTGCGCCGACGCTGTCAACGGCGTGGTAGGCAAACTCCACAGTTTCAACATTATGTTGCGTTCGACCGTTGCCGCCGTCGATGCTGACGGCGCTCTTGTCGCCGAGGCAGCCGCCACAGACTGCGCCGCCGCTCTGGCATGGCATGAGCAGAGCGTGTGCCGCGCGCTGGGTGAGGTCAAGATGTACAGCAACGAGGACGATCCGACCTATTACGGCGACATCTACTCGTTTTTGGTGCGCGCCGGCGGCCGCCGTATGCGCAACGATGGCGCCGGGGTGCTCGCGATCGTACAGGACACCGTAGAGTAATCACCATGGCAAAACTCAAATATCTCGTGTTGCACTGCACCGCCACGCCTGAGGGTCGTGAGGTCACCGCGGATGACATTCGCAGGTGGCACACAGCCCCGGTGGCGGCGGGCGGTCGGGGTTGGAGGCAGGTCGGATATACCGATCTGATCCACCTCGACGGCACGGTGGAGCGCCTTGTCGACAACAACGAGGATGCCAATGTGGATCCGTGGGAGATCACCAACGGCGCGGCGGGCTACAACTCTGTAAGCCGGCATGTCGCCTACGCCGGCGGATGTGCCCTCGATGGCAAGACGCCCGCAGACACCCGCACCGTCATGCAGCGCAGTGCCATGGAGCGCTATGTGCGTGATTTCCACCGGCGCTTCCCATTGGTCCGCATTGTCGGACATAATGAGCTCGCGGCCAAGGCGTGCCCGAGCTTTGACGTGCAGAGGTGGCTCAGGTCAATAGGTATCAACCAGTAATGCCAACGCTATGAGGTATGACCATAACAGACGTGATAGCCCTTGCCGGGAGCGGGGGTATAGTAGGGTTGGCCATCGGATTTGCGACACTCCGCGCCAGGATCCGGCAGGCAAACGCCGATGCGGAGTCCGCCAAAGCCCAAGCCCAAAAAGCGCGGGCAGAGGCAGAGACTATTAAGATAACTAATACAGAGTCAGCCACAAGAATATTGGTTGACAACCTGTTAAAACCAATTATAAAAGAGTTAGATGAGACTCGTAACGAGGTCAAAAAATTGCGCGAGGCACTGGAGCGCGCTAACAATTGTCGCTATCATGCTGACTGCCCTGTGTTGCATGGGATGCACCAGCTCGCGGTCGCAGTCAAGGGAGATGGCCGCGGAGCAGGGATCGACAAAGCAGGAGGCATCGACCGCCATCACGCGCAAGCAGGTGACGTTGGCGCCGATACCGGCGGCAGTGGCATCCCTCCGCCTCGCGGCCGTGAGCCTCCCTGATCTGCCTGACGGACTCCCGTTGTCGATGCACAACGGCCGTGCGACCGTAACGGTCGAGCGCGACGGCGACAGTCTGATCGTGACAGCCACATGCGACTCACTGGAGCGTCAGATCGAGATTGTCGAGGAGGAGCTATGGCACACAAAACAGCAGGCAGAGGCTTACAGATCTCAACTTGAGGAGTCGGCCAAACAGCGGTCAAACGGCGTTTGGCCGACGCTCAAATGGCTTTTTGCCGGGATAGCCGCCGGCGTAGTATTAACCATAATAACGACAAAGATATATGGCAGTATTAGACGGCGTTAACCTTATCCTGTCGATCGGCGGCAAAGCCCTGGCATTTTCGACGGGTTGCAAAATCTCGACGACCACGGAGACCGGCACGCGCCAGACCAAGGAGTCGGCCGCAGGCAAGTGGCCCGAGAAGTATGCAAAGAGCTTTAGCGAGGACATATCGGCTGACGGCCTGACGATTACAGATGGCTCGGATAACATGCCCTCCTACGATCAGCTCAAAAAAATGCAGCTCACCGGCGAGCCGATCACAGCCTCGTACAGCGTGCGCGATGGAGAGGATCGTGAAGGCAAGAAATCCGGAGGTTATGAGGGCAAATATCTGATCACATCGCTCGAGCTCGATGGTCAGACCAATGACGACTCCAAATATAGCGTCAAGCTCGAGAGCCACGGACCGGTCAAGCCGATCAATGGCGGCCTCTCCGGCGGCGACGCGGCTCCGGCGGCAAATAAGTAATCTCAACAGGTGATAATCATGGCAAAATCAAAAAGCAATAAAGTAGCCGGTATGCCGGCCGGAGCGCCTCCGAGGGTGGAGCTGCGCCGCATAGTGATCGCCGGCAAGGAGTATCCCTGCCGCATAACCATGGGGGCTATGCTCCGCTTTAAGCGTGCAATCGGCCACGATGTGAGCAAGCTTGACTCCGGCAATATTGAGGAGCTGCTGACATTTGTGCACTGCTGTATAGCAAGTGCGTGCAATGTCGACAGGATCGAGTTTGGCCTGACCGTGGAGGAGATGGCCGACAATATCGAGCCGGATGCCCTCAACGCCTTTTACGACGGTATCTCCTCCCCGGTCGCCGGGGAGACCGACCCCGAAAAAAAAACAGTAGCCCCGGCGTAACCGAGCTACTCGCGATCGCGGTCGGCGATATGGGCATGACCGTCGCCGATTTTTGCGAGCTGACGCCGGAGGAGTTTTCGGAGGCGCTGACAATACGCCAGCGCCTCCGGGAGTCCGGCGAGCGGGCGGAGTGGGAGCGGGCGCGCATGATGTGCATGTGCATACTCCAGCCCTACGCCAAAAATCCTCTCAAACCTACTGACGTCATGCAATTTCCGTGGGAAGCAGGAGAGAGAGGAGAGACAGCGCGCCGGGCGCTCACGCATGAGGAGGAGATGGCCGAGTTTGAGCGCGCTAAAAAGGCATACGGATTAACCTGACAATAACGACAATGGCAAACAACAGCATCGACTTTGAGATCAGTATCAGGGATGCGGGGAGCGGCGCTCTCCGCACGGTGTCTGTTGCCGCCAAAAAGGCCGACGAGGCGATAGCGCAGATTACGCAGAGCGCCTCAAAAGCCGAGGGTGGTCTGCGCAATATGGCGGGCGCATCCATCGTGCTCGAGGCGGGCATCAAGTCGATACAGACGCTGCAGGGCGTGATCGGCGGTGCGATCAGCCAGTACAACTCGTTTGACACCGCGATGCGGCGTGCTAACACGATGGCGCTGCAGTCGGGCGAGGCATACGACAAGATGCGCGGTCAGATCGTCAGTATGAGCCGGGAGATCCCGCTGGTGCGCGATGAGCTTGCCAACGGACTCTACGAGGTGGTGTCAAACGGCGTGCCGGAGGACAACTGGATAGGGTTTCTGGACCGTTCCGCCCGCGCGGCCGTAGGTGGCTGTGCCGACCTCGGTACCACCGTCGGTACCACTGCGACGATCATCAAGACATACGGCCTCGCATGGGATCAGGCAACATCCGTGCAAGACAAGATGCAGATGACCGCCAAAAAGGGCAAGACAAGCATCGCGGAGCTTGGTCAGGCATTGCCACGCGTCAGCGGCTCTGCCTCGCAGCTCGGCGTCGAGCTTAACGAGCTGATGGCGGTATTTGCGTCGACAACCGGCGTTACGGGCAATACCTCGGAGGTCAGCACACAGTTTGCCGCGGTGCTCAACTCGCTGATCAAGCCGTCATCGGAGGCGAGTAAGGCAGCCGAGGCCATGGGGATCCGCTTTGACGCGGCCTCGGTCAAGGCTGCGGGTGGTTTTGCCAATTTTTTGACGCAGCTCGATACATCGGTACAGGCGTATGCGGCCAAGTCGGGACAGCTGTCGGAGACGATCTACGGTCAGTTGTTTGGTAGTGCCGAGGCGCTACGCCTGCTGGGCTCGCTAACCGGCGAGCAAAAGGATGTCTTCGCGGCCAATATACAGGCGATGGCAGACAGTACAGGCGCTATCGACGAGGCATTTGAGGTCATGAACGAGTCAAATGACTCGTTTGCTCAAAAACTCAACAATGCGATAGCGTCGATGACCGACTGGGCGGGATCTGCGGCAAAGGTGGCCGGCCCGGTGCTAGACCTTACCGCTAACGCCGGGATGGCGGTAATGAGTATCGCACAACTCACAAAGGGGATGCAGCTCGCCAAGGTGGCGTCTGCGGCATGGACAGCCGTACAGCATCCGCTCAATGCCGCAATATCTGCAAACCCGATCGGCCTGGTGGTGATGGCTATTGCGGCTCTCGTTGCCGCGATAGTGTATGCCTACAACAACTGTGAGGAGTTTCGGCAGTCGTGCGACCGGATGTGGGCGACTGTCAAGGATGTCGCCGAGGTTATATGGGCGCTACTGGTCAAGGCGTTTAACGCGGTTTATCCGATAATCAAGGATGTAGCCGAGGTTGTATGGTCGCTGTTGGTCAAGGCGTTTGAGGCGCTCTATGAGATCCACACAAAGATCGTGGGAGCTGTGATGGACTACCTGGCGCCGGCGTTTGATCGGCTCTCAAGCGCCGTTAAAACGGCTTGGGAGTGGGTGCGCCGCCTGTCGGGTGTCGATGAGGCTGATCAGCTCGAGGCGGCCGGCAATGCGGCCAAGGGTGCTGCAGCCGCTGTCACCGGCTACGGCGAGGCAGCCGAGGAGGCGGGCAAAAAGGCCGAGGAGGCGGGTAAAAAGACTGTCAACGGCCTCAACGGAGGTGGTCCGAAAACTCCATATAATTATGATGGCTCAAGACTGATCGCCAATGCCAAGACCTACCGTGAGCTCGGCAATAACGTCAAGTATTACCAGGATCGTCTGGACGAGCTTGATCCGGCGGAAACGGATCGCATGCGTCAGATAGTCAACAGTATCACCGCGCTGCAAAAACAGCAGGAGGCGATCAAGCGCGCCCAGGCTGCTGCCGCACTGCCAGTAAATCCGAAGTCTGTTGCCGACATTAACAAGGTGCTCTCTCATAAAAAGGCAGAGCTGCAACTGGCAGTTACACAGTCAGCGCGAGCAAAACTTAACAAGGAGATCGAGGCGCTGGAGCGACAGCTTAAAACTATCGAGATCCGCCTGGAGGCAAAGCCGCTTAAGGCTGATCAGATCATACCTGCGACGCCTGACCATGGCGCAAAAATAGACTTGAGCAAATATGGCGTCACTCCGCCGGATCTGTCAAAGATCAAGTTACCGGGCGCCGATCAGATCCTCGGCGACGGACATGAGCGCAAAAAACAGGAGATCGAGGGGCTGGTACCCGTATCGCGGCTTGCGCAGCAGGGACTCGGCGGCGTGAGCGACATGCTCCAATCCGTAACCCGGCTCACCGGCGAGAGTGCCGGCGCATGGCTCCAGTGGGGCGCCTCCGTCCTCGATGCCTGCTCCAGGGCGCTGCCCGCTATTATGGCCGTGGCAGCCGGCAATGCCGCCAATAGTGCCGCGCAGACTCCCGTCGTGGGATGGATCCTCGCCGGAGCGGCTATAGCCGGGGTGCTCGCGTCATTTGCGGCAATCCCAAAATTTGCCGACGGCGGTATAGCCTACGGCCCGACTCTCGGCCTGTTTGGCGAGTATGCCGGTGCCTCCAATAATCCGGAGGTGGTGGCGCCGCTCGATAAGCTGCGCTCTCTGATCAATCCGGCGGGGGGTGTTATGGCCGGCCGCGTGGAGTTTGTGATCGATGGCCGCCGGCTGGTGGGAGTCCTTAACAATGTCAACAGATACAACGAGCGTACACGATGAGCAAGACACTGACATATTACACGGAGTTTGGTAATCGCCCGGCGATCCATGCCGGACGCGAGGCACGCTACCGTATCGAGATATGGGGAGAGGGCAATAACGTCGCCAGAGAGATCAGTGTGGATTTTGACGCTCCGGCCATGATCGAGTGGGCGGAGGTGGCCAAGCTTGATCCGGTGCAGGGATCCGCTCTGACGCTGCGCCTTGTCTCGGAGAGCGACCGGGAGTTTGTGGGGCTGTACACCGTGGAGGAGGGCGCATGGCGCGTCGATATATACCGCAATAAAGCTCTGTACTGGCGCGGATCTATCGATACGGAGCTATACGAGGAGCCATACTCCACATCGAGCGGCTATATTGTGGAGGTGACGGCGTCGGATCTTGGCCCGGCTGATCGCACCGATTTTGATATGACCGGCCGCCATACCATAGAGGATATTATCCGGCATTGCCTGTCACGCACTGCAATAGCCGACATGGAGCAGGTTATATCGATCAGCACGTCGCTGCCTGACGCCAAAGAGCCATTGTCGCTATCGGATCTATATATCGACACCGCCAATTTTTACGACGAGGACGGCGAGCCCATGACATGCCGCGAGGTGCTCGAGGAGGTGTTGAGACCGTTTGCTCTCCGCCTTGCGCAGCGCAATGGCGAGATACATATATTTGATCTCAACGCGGCCTCCGCCTGGCCGTCGACGGAGGTCTGCTGGGTCAGCAATGACGCCCGGATGGGTGTCGATGTGACCTATAATAAGGTCAAGGTGCTGCTGTCGACTTACTCCGACGCCAACGGCTGTGACGGATCTCTCGATCATGACGAGGTGCTTAAGGGATCAGCCGGAGATCTGTACTACACCGGTGAGCGCGATCACCAGGCGATAGGCTTGCCGGGATTTAGGATGGCCTCCGGGCAGGAGCAGCATCCGCAGCTCGAGATATGTAACAACGCGCTGGTATGCCGCATGGATGCGGAGTGGAGCGGCAGCGATACCGCCGGGGTCGTGTGGCAATACATGGGGCTCAAGGCGCTCGGATCCGGCTATCAGTGTATGATCACGCGGGATGGCGACAACTGGCCGGCGGCCATGACATCGGGCACGTTTGTCCCGATCGCCAAGACGCGGCGCCATCTGTCATTAGATCCGTATCAGCCTGTGTATGTAGGGTCGTCGGCGGGCGGCGAGGTTTACACCGGGGCGCAGCTCCGGGTTTCGCTCGATCTGCTCCTCGACACTCGCTACAATCCATTTGAGGATGCGGGTGCCGACAACGGCGGCACGCAATACGGCAAGGCGCTCGACATCCCGGCGTCGGTGCGTATCCCCGTGCAGATCGTGTGCCGCAACATTGATGGCGAGATCGCATACCTGTACAATAACGACAGCTTTGTCAGCTCATACTCCTACACCGGCGGAGAGGGGCAATGGATACCCTATACAGCTGCCAATATGACCAAAAACATCTGTTGGCTACAGTATTACGACTGGGACGATTGGAATGGCAAATCGCCTGTAGGAGGGTGGGTTGCAAACCGTCAGAGTATCGGCGATCCAAAGGCTACGACCAAGACTATGAAAAAGCGCGGCGACGGCTATTACATCTCCATGCCGCCGTGTGTGGGGTCTGTTGAGCTGTGGGTCGGCAAGGGGTTTGGCATTATCACCGATGGATCGGATGGGTGGCTGCCAAATACAGCAGTGTGGCGGTCTGACGCGTGGGATAAGTTTGTCAGCCATTTGCGGTGGCTGGCCTACCGTAATCCCAAAATCGAGCTCGTCAAATCGAGCGGCAAGGATCTGACCGGGAGTGATCTTGAGGATAGTGCATATATAGTGCGGACTGCAAAGGAGGAGCTGTCTATAGATACGATCGTGGGGACTCCAGGCGACCGGGCGCTACCCACATCAAGAGCCATGATGACGCTCAGCGACGGGCGGCAGATCCGACGCATGACCCGCGCCGGAGTCACCGACCGCATCGAGCGGCTGCTGATCGGCACGGCATACAGCCAGTATGTCGGACGCAATACGGTGTTGAATGGCACGGCGGAGCTTGTGCCGGACATGCCGGCTATGACTGACGCCTCGGCGCCAGGAGAGATATATATAATGCTGTCGGATCGTCAAAACCTCGCGGCCGACACAAGCGAGATCCGCATGGTGCGCTTTGCCGGCGATAGCTATGAGGGTATCGAGGTAACCACAACAACGCAAGGCTGACCAATGAGTAAAAAACAATACAACGTAAGGACTGCAGCGGTGGCCGCGACCGAGAGGCGCGCCCGCCGGAGCGGCGCGTCTGTAGTCGCTGCGAGCTCCGGCAGTGGCTACAACGAGGTGTATGGCGACATCGCCGGCAAGCTTGACAGGGAGCTCTTTGACGAGATGTTCGAACGGGTCAGCGAGGGTGTCGACACCGAGGGTGTCGAGCGTTGGTATATACGGGCCAAGTCTGATCTCGTGAGCGTGGGCGATGTTACGGCGTATGGCAATGGCGGTCCCGGCGGAGGCGGATCGACGGGCGGCGGGGTTACGGAGCTGCGCTGCCTCGATGATGTGATATTGACCGATCCCAAGGCCGGGCAAATCCTC